GCTCCGGTTCGAGGTAAGGTTGATATTGAGGTTGCCGTGGTTGTCTGCGTCGTCGATGGTGATAACTACCTTTGCCATAATCCTGATCTCCTTAAATTAACGGGTTTACACCGGCTCCTGGTCCTGCATGCCGCACTGCACCCGCATGCCCTCACTGGTGAACAGCGAGCCGTGATACTGGTCGCACTTGGTGACCTGTTCGGTGCGATCGTCCCGGCAGCGGCACCAGCCATCCACCGGGCACTCGGCGAGGATATCGCCGCTCTTGCGGCTGATCGCGCACCGCAAAACGATTTTACCGGCGGCCACGTCAGACCCCTGCCAGGTCGAGGCGGATGGTCTGCCATGGGGCCTTGACGTTTTCCCGGATCTGAAAATGGAAATAGCGGCGCGAGCCGGTGATGGTGATCGCCTCGCCGATCAGGGTCATCGCCTCTTTCCAGGTCTTGTCCTTGATCTTCAGCGTCCGCAGCCCGAGGATGCGCTTGGTGTCGACAAAGCCCTTCTGATCGGTGCGGAAGGCGTCGAAGATGATGACCCGCAGGTTGTCGTTGGCCCCCTCCGACCAGGACTCGATGCACTTGTCGATCTTCAGCTTGGCCAGCTGCAGCTTCTCGTCGAACTCGATCAGCTTGTTGACCTTGACCCGGATCTGCCGCCCGCCGTCAAAGGTCTTGAGTTCGTAGTTGCCCTGCGGGCTGAGGTGCTTCTCGCCGTACTGCGCCGCCAGCCAGTCGAGATATTCCTCGACATCCGCCCAGATCTCCTCCTTGAACTTGGTCAAGGCGTCCTGGTGCCGCAGCGCCTTTTTAAACAGCCGCTCCACCATGGCGTCGCGCCGCTTATCGATGGGCGATACATACTTCGGCGGCACCGCCTTGCCGGTACCGTCGAGCCAGTTGCCGTTTTTATCCTTGGTTGCCATCGTTTTTTCCCTCCCCGTAGAGTTGGTTGTATGCCCGCTTCGCCGTCAGGTAATCAGCTATCCTGACGGTGAGAAGTTCAGCGGCGACCAGCAGCTCGCAAATTTTTTCATCGGAACCTGTGGAGATCACCACCAGCACTTTCTGGCTCAGTTCCTCACCGCATGACCCAATATCGGCGAGGCTTGAATCGAGCGCCCGGCGCAGCTGGTCTTCAGGTTGCAATGCCTTCGCTGCCCGGAAAGCCATTTTCCTTATCTTGTCGAGCCCATCATCCATCATGCTCCCCCTGGCAATAAGCGGAAGTTGTCCTTTCAAGTCAGCCGCCGTGGTAATGATATCGAGTATGTTTTTCTGGCTGTTTTGTACGATTGCCTCATTCATCACTGATCTCCCGTAGGTAAAATTGTTAGCGTAGCGTGCAGTTGCGGCAGGCATTGTGCAGCCGGATGGTGTCCGGGTTGCCCGCCGAGCGGATGCGCTGGGCCAGGTCGTGGTTGCGGGTGCAGTCGGCGACGCTGATCTCGCCCAGCAGCCCGCAGCAGACCTTGCCGTCGTTGCCGTAAATGGCCATAATTTTGGCCTCGATCGTATTGGTCGAGGCCTGGTATTTATCGTTGAGGATGAGACTGATGGTAGCCTTCGAGATCCCCAGCTCGCGGGCCACCTCTGGGCGGCCCTTGCGGTCGATATGGAGCGTCAACAGCCCCCGGCATTGATCACTGATCATGGTTCCTGTTCCTCCTGTCCTGTTTTTCCTTGATGACCGGGCGGGTCGGCCCGACGTTCATGGATGGCCGCAGGATGTACTTGACGGCATGTCCCGACCTGCCGGTGCGGGCGATATAGTTCTCGCGCTCCAGCATCCGCAGGTAGCTGACCACGGTCCCCTCGCAGACCCCGCTGATCAGGACCAGGTCGGCCACGGTGAAGTTGCGCTGGGAACGGACCGCCGACCAGATCCGGTCGCGGTGGGTCAGCCGTTTCGGGCCGTGGTAGACTTCTAGCTTCGGGCTCCTAACGATCTTCCACACCGGGCAGCGGCGCGGCGGCCCGCACTCGCCCAGGCGCGGCATGATCGGCCTATCCTCGACCTCTTCCAGGTTGCCGTCGGCGACCAGCCGGTCGAGCACCCGCAGCACCGGGCGGCGTGGCCGCTCCGCCCCGGTGGTGATATCGTCCAGGCTGACCTGCGCGCCGACCTTCTTGGTCAATAAAAATTCGATGACTGGTTCCAGTACGGTCATGGCCTACCTCACCGAGTAGCCGCGCAGGTGATCGGCGGTGATGACGTCGTATTTGTTGCGCTTGGCCAGCTGCTCGGCCCGCGCGAACCAGGTGGTGGTCAGCCGCAGCTTGCCCTCGCCCTCGCGGGCGATAAAGGCGATCGCATCCTCGGCCAGCGGTACGTCGCAGATCTGCCCGGCCAGGGCCGCGACCTCTTTCTGGTCGAACAGCTCGAAGCGGACGATGGCGGTGAAACGGTCGTAGAGGTGCTTGAACCGCTTGAGCTTGCGGTCGAGCGCCTCCATCCCCATCATGATGATCGGGGTGTTGGTCATGTCGCTGATATCGCGCAGCACCTCGACCACCCCGCCGCGCACCAGGTAGTCGACCTCGTCGATGATAATCGGGTTTGGCCGGTCGATCTGGCTCTCGACGATCTGGTCGAACAGCCCGGAGGTCTGGCGGCGGTCGTCGAGCCCCAGCTCGGCGCTGATATTGGCCAACAGGGTCTTGCGCGAGGTGATGTCGCGGGAGCGCACGTAGGGGATGCCGTTCTGCGCCGCATACCACTGGCCAACCTTGGTCTTGCCGGTGCCTGGAGGGCCGTAAAACAGGGCATTGCCGATCCGTCCCTTGATCGGCTGTTGAACCATCTCGACTCCTGCGAGGAACCGCTGGACATTCTTGGTCATTGCGAAAGTGTTTTTCATGCTGTAATTTCTCCTTAATCCTATGTGAGCTTTTCACATTGACCGCCAGATGCGCCAACATCTGGCGGTCGCCCTTTTTCAGTACATCCCTATGCCTTGTCAGCAGAACATCCAGACTACCAACTCGATCCAGCAGAACCCGCCGCAGAAGGCGGCGAAGATCGCCAGGGAAACAACCGGGATATGTGCCAATTTCATACTCTCACCTATGCCTTGATCTGGTGCGCCTCGGCCAGGCCGACGGTCTCCAGCAGGTTGCCCTGCAGCAGCCGGTAGGCCTTGCCTGTCGAACTCTGATAATAGCCAGCCAGCCAGTCGTATTCCTGGCGGGTGAGCTGCCGAGCGCCGCCCCTGGTCGCTTCGAAGATCCGCTGATAGATATCGGCGTCGGTCAACAGCGGGGTGATCTTGTCGCGGGCCTGTTCCTTCCTGGCCAGCACTTCCTGCTCCGCCTCGATATCGTCCAGCAGCTGGTCTATCGGCGACACCGTCCTAGTCTCTTTCATCCCGTCAATGGCTGCCGCCGCCATGGCCGCCGCCTCGATCTCCGGGGTGGTGTGTTCGACGGTGCGGTGCGGCAGCGGCACTATTTTTGCTACCTGGCGCTCGCGGTGCTCCAGGATCTCGTCGTGGATCGAGTCAAGCGCCTGCTCGCGGGCGATCTTCTTGAGCGCCCTCTGGCCTTCCCGGACAAATTGCTGCTGGCGGGCCTTGAGCTTGGCGGCGACCTCGGCCCGGTCGATGCCGGTACGCATCGGGTCCTGGGCCACACAGAGGAAGTTGCCGTCGCTATCAAACAGGTAGATGGTGCCGAGATCGGTGGCGTCGAGCTTGACCCGCACGGTGGTGCCAGGTTCCGGCAGGCTGTCGGCGATGTAGGTGATATTGTCGACCGAGATCCCGGTCTTGGTCACGACCCTGGTGCCGCCGGACGGGGCCTCGGCCAGCAGGATATCGAGCGCCCGGTGGTTTCCGACGGCCCGGATCGACTCGCGCCAGGCGCGGGCCACCTCGGCGGGCGACCTGCCGGACAGCGCCCGGTGTTTGTTCTGCTCATAGACCGCCTTGCACCAGCGGTTGCAGTAGTCCTGCAGCTCCTCGGCGGTCATGGAGATCGCCACCGGCTCCTCGCCGACGGCCATGATCCTGGAGGCGAACGAGCGGCGGGCCTCGATATCCTTGCGATCGGCGACCGAGTGGCCGATATATCCCGGCATCAGTTCCTGGAATGAGTGGGCGAAGGTCTTGAAAAACCGCTCGATGTGCGGCTTGGCCTGCGGCGTAAACGGCGGGCACAGCTTCTGCTCGATGCCAAGGCCCGAGAAGACGGTGACCATGTGGTTGCTGACGTAGTCCGCGCCGTTGTCGGTCTTGGCGATCTCGGGGACGCCCCAGTCGAGCAGCGCCCGGCGGGTCAGGGACGCGACGGCGGTCGACTTCGAGGTCTTGGAGACGTGCAGCTTACCGCGCCGCGAGTAGACGTCGACGACCCCGATCAGCGTGTGGCGGCCATCGGCCAGCATCACGTCGGTCGGCGTGGAGTCGAACTCCCATAATTGATTGAGCCGGACCACCCGCTCGGAGGCGTCACCCACGGCAAAGAGGTGCTTGTTGCGCCACTTGTCCGGGTTGGTACACCAGAGCAGCAGCGACTCGTTTTCGCTCTTCCAGCGGGAGATATAGCGGCGGATGGCGGTTGCCCCAGGCATCCTGGCAAAGCGGGCCTCCATGGCCATGGTGATGGTGGCGACGCTGGCGTGCGGGGCCTTCTGCAGCATGCCGAGGATAAAGTCGCACATCTCCGGGGCCAGGCTGGTAGTACCCTTTGCCGGGTTGTGGTAGGACGGGGCCAGGCCGAGCAGGCCGTCCGTCTCGCGGGCTGCCTGCCAGCGTGTCAGGGTTGTCCAGCTGACCTTCTCCACCCTGGCGCGGATCGACTCCGCCACCCGGATCTCGCCTGCGTTGTAGAGCCTGGCGAACTCGGCGGTGGCGCGCTTCTTGTTGCCGATCGCCGAGGCGGCGAGAAAACCGTCCCAGGCGGCCAGTACGTCGGCGCGGGCATAGGCGACCGCCTGGCGGTCGTCGGCAAGGGCCGCGAACCTGGCCAGCGCCGTCTCCGCCGCCATCCGCTGCTGCTCGTTGTCCGCCGCCTTCTGCCTGGCCAGCTCTGAACCGGCACCGGCACCGGCGACCGCCGCCGGGCTCTGCGTCTTGAGGGTGGTGGCCGCGTGGTGCTTGGCCAGCTCGACCCGCACCTCGGCAGGCAGATATTTAATGAGATATTCTTTCCTGCAGCCGCCACGGCACTGGGCCTGCTCGAACTTCCAGCCCTCGCGGTCGGCCCGCTTCATCACCCCGCGCTCGGAGAGGCCCAGGGCGGCGCTGATCATACTCTTGTCGACGGTGCGCATGCGGCCTATCCTTTTACGTGCAGCGGGTTATCCAGGAGCAGCTTGAACTCGACGTTGAGCTGTGTCGGTGACCCGCACTCCATCACGGTGACCCAGGAGCCGCCAGCGGTCAGCTCGTCGATGGTGAGCTGCTTGGTGTCCATGGAAAAGATCCTGAATCCCGCCTTGAGCAGCTTCTCGCGGTCTGACAGTTCCATGGCGCAGCCGTACTCGGTCATGGTGCCCGGTACCGCCCCGGCGACCACGTCCATCAGCCCGGCGATATAGCGGTGGGCCACAGTCCGCGAGGTAAAACGCCAGCCCGCTTTTTTCTCTTCCAAGAGGGCGTTGAGGAAATTGTCGTGCGCGTTGGTGAACTCGTCGCTGATGTTCTCGGTATTGTTGTTGCGGATCTTTTCGCGGTCCTGGCGCTGCCTGTCTATTTCGCTGTCGATGCGGTTGCCGAACTCGGTGTTGACCGTTTTCTTGATCATCTTGGCGGTGATCTTGGCCCCGGCCTGCTCTGCGTCGCGGACGATCTGCGCCCAGAGTGCCGCCTGCTCGTCTGCCGGGACGCGGGCCAGCTCGCGGGCCTGGCTGTCGTTGGAGGGGAGGGGGAGATTTTGTCCAAAATTTTGGACATTCTTGACGACCGCCGAGGCTTCAATGAGCTGATATGCCCGGCTCTTGTTGACCTCCCACTGGCTGGCGCAATATTCCTCGAAGGTGCGGAACCGGCGGCGGTACAGTTTGGACTCGTTGATCTCCGCCAGGGCGTTGCCGACGGCCACGAACCCCTTGAAATTCTGCTCGATAATCCCTTCCAGCTCGGTCAGCCTGGACTCCTCGGCCACGGTCAGCGGCCTTTCTTCCATGATTTCCGGCAACGTCTCGATCATTTGTCGCTCCTGGTTCTGTTTTTTACCGTTATACGCTTCACTCTCTCCCTGATCATGGCGGCGTGGTCGGCCTTCAATTGCGCGGCCAGCTCCGCCCTGGTGGTATGCTGTTTCATATCGAGGTCATGTCCTTGAGGAACTGCAGCCGCTTGCGCTTCTCCGCCCGCAGCTCGCGCTCCTGCTCGTCGAGTTTCTGGATCTCCGCCCGCAGCGCCTCCGGTCCCGGCATGGCGTACATGCCGGACATCTCGACCATCAGCTGCAGCGGACCGATGTCGCCGCAGGCCCTGCATAATGCCGGGATATATTCAGCTGGGAAACGGTGTCCCTCCTTGGATTCTGCGGTCCAGGAGTCTATCATCGATTTAGTGATCTCCACGTCGAGCAGATGGCCCATCTCTCCGGCGATCTGGGGTCTTGACAAACCAGAGTTGGCGATTGCCTTACACACCGCGCGGCGTAATTTGTCGGAGATATTGAAGGAGCCCTCCTGCGGGCGCTCGTCGATTGGTTCGCTAAACTGCTGGATGGCGTCGAAGATGGAAAGCTGCCGCGATGTGTCTATTTTTCTTTTCTTGTTAGACATAGACCGCCCCGTCGTTTTGGTGTATTCTTTTTGACAGGTAACAACCGCTCCGTTAATTGCTGTTGTTGCCTGTGGGCAAAATTTTCGATCTCTGTTAAAATAACCTGCTCCAGCCGTTGGTCTGAGGACTCGCCCCACACGTCAGCGTGTGAAAGGCCGAGCAGGGTTGCCACAGCGTTTTCGATTGGTTGTGAACGGTAAACGGCTCGTGTACCATCGCCGCGCTTGTACGTGGCCCCGGATATGACCTTCTGAGTCATGTGATAGTCGCGGTTTATCAGCGCCGCGACCTTGCGGATGGTCAATCCCCGTAGCTTCAGGAGTGTACGCAGTTTATTCATTGGCCCTTTTTTTGACTTAAAGCTATCTAATTCGTTTTCAATATTAGATAAAATGTAAACGATAGGTGTTCTTTTGACAACTGAAAATGAACATTTAGTTGACATTGACGACATTATTTCCCGCGTCAGGTCCTACCTGAAGATAAAATCCGACCGTCAGGTTGCTGAGGTGCTGGGAATTTCCAAGGAAAATTTTAGCAACAGGAAGCGGCGCGGCTCGCTGATGCCGCTGTTTATCGAGTGGGGAATAAAGGAAGGCGTCAACCTCCAATGGCTGATCACCGGCGAGACCTTCGACTCCGGGGATATCTACCCGGTGGAGATGAAACTTGATGTCGATCAGGTGCTGCAGCAGACCAGGCAGATCCTGGAGGGTGACGACGACGAGGCGTCCATCGCGCTGATCACCATTATCGATAGATTCAGCAGGGAACTGCTGCCGCCGAAAACGGAGCGGCAGAACGAGATCGATGTGGAGGAGATGGAGGCGGAGTTGCGGCGGATGCAGGAGGACATCGCCAGGATCAAGGAGGGGCTGGCAGGCGCGCGTAAAGGGCGTAATTCGTAACAGGAAAACAGCGCTTTTCAGTTCCTACTTGCAGCTTTTCTTAAATTACCTGTTCAACACAAAGTAACAACGTTATATCAGTTATATACGCAGAGTTCCAACTTTCAAAAACCAGTTCCATGTTCGGTTCCAGGTTTGGCACCTGAAAGCTGGAACTAAAAATCAGCCCCGGAGGCGCGAGCCATGGCCGATAACATCATCCGCAAAATTCCCATCCCAGGCGACCTCACCATATATATATATGAAGGGAGCGATCCGGCATCCGGTGGTTACATCGCCATCAAGCACGACCAGCCGGTCGACGGCCTGAAAGGAGAAGTCTTGACCGCGCCGTCCTATATCCCCGACCTGGTCGCCGGTCTCACCAGGGCCGCCATAGAATTGTCGGTATCGTCGGCAGCCGCAGCAGCCGCGCAACTTTTATCGGAGGAGTGAGCCCATGCGAGCCATAACAAATTTCTGCATCGCCTTTGTTTTCGCAACATTCAACGCTGCCGTCGCCAGCGGGCCGACACCGGAGCAGCTGGCCCACGCCGAGCAGATCCGCGCCATGGGCATCAAGATGGGGCTCGACAAGCAAGACCCTGCGGCGATCCTCATGGTGGCCAAGACCATCAGCGCAGGCAGTAAAAAACGTGATATGACGAAAGACGAGGAGGCCGCCCTGATCTGCGTCGCCGGGAAGATGCAGGCCTTTCAATACAAGGGACCGCTCGCCGACTATGCGATGTTCCTTGCCGATAAAACCTACGCCGCAAAAATCGAACAAGAGATCGGGACCGCCTGCGGCATGGATCGTTTCGTGAAAAAATAATGGTCCCATACCTCGCGCAAATCACCCAGACAAAACCGCCAAAAACAAAAAAACGGTACCAACCACTCATGCTGATACCGTTTTTTTAACCACGTTTTAAATTATCCAACTATTCCACAACTTTCATAAATCAAACCAAAATTATTTTACCCACCATCCCTTTGTTTCTCTAGGTCCCATACCTCATACCCCCCTACA